CTGTCGGTTCACGCCACTGGTCGTGCGGCGGATGTTTCGTGGCGCAAGTTGTCGGCAGACAAAGGCAAGAAAAACGGCAGAGAGTATGCCGAAACGATGATGAATTTTCTGGTTCAGCACGCAGATGCACTTGGCTTAGAGATGTGTATTGATTATTTCCCCAAGCCCTACGGAAGAGCGTGGCGTTGTGACCGCAACGCTTGGCAAGTGTACGAATCCGAAGTAGTTCACGGTGCGCCGAACGGAGACTGGTTCCATGTTGAAGTTTCACCAGAAATGGCGAAGAAACCCGAAGCAATCCGTGAGGTATTCGCAAAGCACTGGATTGCGCAACCGATTCAGAACGCTGAATCAGCACAGCCTGAGCCTGTTTCGCAGTCTGCCGCAAGTCAGGAAGAAAAACCGAAGAAACTCGGCTTGAAGCGCAGGAATCGGAAGAAAAATGATTAGAGTTGCGATTGTGGTGGTGGCAAGCGGTCTAGTTGCGCTAGTAGTGTCTTCCGCAGTGAACTGGTACTACGGAAAAACCGACGAGGAATAACATGGAAGCAATCATTGTTGCACTAATCAGCACGGTAGGCGTTGTGCTTGCCGCATTGATTCAACACAACCGCAAACTTGAAAAAAACGAACACGGAACGGTGATGAAAACGCTGGAGCGAGTTGAAACGAAGATTGACGGTCACATCACCGACCACGCAACTGGCGCATTTCAGCAAACGGTTGCAGTTTCACGAAGAAAGCGTGTGAACTAGTACCGAATCTGCGTGACAGACAACTTTTCACCAGAATTGTCGTACCAGACAACGCAACCGTCGCAGATAACCGCACCCACGAACCCTTCACGCAAACCAGCAACATCTTCCTCCGAAGGGTGATAGTGCATCGGCGGATGAGTGTGCGCAAAACCGATAATCGTTGCGTTTCTAGGAATATCGGCGGAAAGAAGAGACCCTTTCAGCACTTCAAATGTTTCGCTGGGAGTAACAGAACTATTCTCAACTTCCACGAACCGTTCAACAAACAAGAAATTACGATACTGAGAACCCACAACCGCAAACACACGCTCACGCCCCAACCACACACAATGCGGAAAATCGGTGTACAGATTCACGAGAAACACGACAACAGAAACATAGCAACACTTCCCCACAACAACCGAACCTGATACACTCAAAACAACATTGAAAAGGCGGAAAGAGACACGACAATGAGCGACACAGGACAGGACAGCGAAATAATCTACGGCGAAATCGTAGACATCGGCAGCGACACGCAGGCGCCGACGATAAACAACCCTGTTGCGTTGTCGCACTCGATGTCGGGTGCTGAGAAGACTCGGCGTGCTATGGCACTCAAGTTGGCTGGTGCTAGTTATGCGCAGATTGCGCAGACACTCGGTTATCACGATGCTAGTGGCGCTCGTAAGGCTGTGCAGCGTGGTATGAAGAGTGCGTTGCATGAAACGGCGGGGGAACTAAAGAAGATTCATTACGGCAGGCTGGAACACATGTTGATGCTCATCTGGCCAGAAGTCAACCAGCGTGATTTACCCGCTATGTCTGCGGCGTTAGCAATCATGGACAGGATGGAGAAACTGTACGCATTGAACGAAGCGCAGAAACTAGACATCGGAGTAGGTAGGGAGACAGTCATTCTGGCTGACGGAGACAAAGAAAGTTACATTCAGGCATTGGAAGAAGCAGGAAAGAGACTGTCTGTTCCGCTATCATCATCAACTCCCGATGACGACAAGGATGAAGATGACGATGAACACACTGACAGCGCCGAACTCTGAAAAAGGAACGCCACCAGCGCTCGGAAGCGTCACACTATCCGTAGAACACGCACGAGTGCTAGTAGACATATTGAAGCGCACATCACGAGCATCCAGCATTGAAAACGATTGGATACTCCACACGATTGACACACTCGCAGCGCAACTAGCACGCACGCACTAGCGCACGCACACGCACACACGCCGACACACTCGGCACGACGACACTCTCACCCACCCCCCCCCCTCACTTTTCTGCCGCCTCTGCCACACACCGCCTCGCCCATAGCCATTTTTTCAGGGCGCGTTTTTGGATAGTGGTGTTTCAGAGGGGATACGCCGATTCATTCGTTTGGCGGAATAGTTCGGCAGATTCGGGGATTCTCCACTACAAGCATCCTTCTGGAAGCCTCTGATACGCATCCTGTTGCGTTCTAAGCGACGAAACCAGCGTTCTGGCATCCTGAACGCACCCCCAACCGAAACGGTAGCGCAACAAGCCCCGAAACGGTAGCGGTACGAAGCACTACAGGCGGAATACGCCAACGACTCAGGAACTGTGAACATTTACGATGCAGACACTTGCCACCAATGAAAGAAACCTGTATCGTAAACACATCAATGATTGACACACTCTTCCGCATCGCACTACTAGCAGGAATGACTGCCGTAATCCTGTACCTCAGCGCAACCGACAGACCACCACACCACCACTAAACACAACAACCGAAACGGCTGCTGAGGCTACGCCGTTCGCACCCCGTCGCCCCCAGCCCCCGCCCCGATTCGCTACGCTGTCTGCGTGAGCATTCTGCTAGGCAGGCTTCCGCAAGACGACGACGAACTCTGGCATTACATCCGTGTCGTATGGGGTATCACGATTCCAAGAGTTGCGGTATGCCGAAATCATGCTGCACCATTCAAAGCGCTCGCAGATGCCTACTTCGGCAGGTATCCAGTTGTGGTGTGGAAGGCAAGCCGTGGATTCGGTGGCAAGTCAACGCTCATGGGTGTTCTGTCGGTCATTGAAGCCGCCACGCTCGGTGCGCAGATAACGATTCTTGGCGGTTCAGCGGCACAATCACAGCGAGTACATGAAGTGACGAAGGAACTTTGGCACCATGACTATTCGCCCCGTGGCGTACTTGCCGACGAACCAACGACATTCACGACGAGGCTTCGCAACGGCGCTTGGATTGTGGCGCTCATGGCATCACAGAAATCGGTTCGTGGCCCCCATCCGCAACGCCTACGCCTTGACGAAGTTGATGAAATGGAACTGGAACTCTTTGAAGCGGCACAAGGTCAGCCGATGGATGCCAGAGGGTTGAAATCGCAAACCGTGATTTCCAGCACGCATCAGTATCCAGACAAGACGATGACCGAGATTCTGAAGCGTGCCAACGAAAAAGGGTGGCCTGTTTACGAGTGGTGTTGGCGTGAATCTGTCGGCACCGAAGAAGAACCAGGGTGGCTGGCTACCGACATGGTAGAGCGAAAGAAGATGGAAGTATCCAGCCGAATGTGGGATATTGAATACGACTTGCAGGAACCATCGTTTGACGGGCGTGCGATTGATACTGCGTTCGTGGATGCCGCATACGACCCGAACATCGGCGTTTATGAAGGCGACCTTGACGAACACATCATCGTTGAACCGCCCGTTGCTGGCGCTTCGTACATCACAGGCGTTGACTGGGCGAAAGAAAGAGACTGGACAATCATCCGCACATTCCGCATTGACGAGAATCCGTGGCGTGAAGTTGCGTTCCTGCGCACAGGCAGGAAGCCCTGGCCTTTGATGATTGCCGACCTAGACAATCGCCTCGCTGGATACGGCGGAATCTGTATCCACGACGCTACGGGCATCGGTGATGTCGTTGACGACATGATTCAGTACGACAAGAAGAAGATTCGGGATGTCGTGCTTCGTGGTCGTGAACGAGAATCCGTGTTCACGGAATACATCGCTGGCATTGAACAGTTCGGCATCAAGTCGCCCCGCATCCAGTTCGCATATTCGGAACACAAGTACTGCACCCAGCAAGACCTATTCGGTTCAGGACACCCACCCGACACCTTCATCGCTGGCGCCCTTGCTTGGTCACTTCGCCGCAAGTCCTACACACTGCACATTCATCCTGCTAGTCTGACGAGAGAAGAAAGTCCGTGGAAATCAACCTCCACGGTTGTAACACCTAACGACAGGAGAACACCATGAGCAAGTTCAAAGAAATACTTGACCAACAGCGCAATGCTGTCGGGCTTGGAACGCAAATCAAAAAGCAGTTGGGAGAAGATTCGTATCGTGACCTTCTGGTTGCGCTTGGCGACAGAGACATAACAATCCCTGCAATCTTGACGGTGCTACGGCAACTAGAAGTCCGTGTTTCACGGGCGGCAGTGATGCGTTGGCGAAACGGTGAACCGCCGAAGGGTGCCGACCTTCCGATTGTTGAAGAAGCACAATGAGCAAGTTCAAAGAATCGCTGGATAAAACCAGCGCACTTGAACAAGAACTGCAAGTGCTTCGCAACTACAAGCGGAAAGCGCTGAGTGACATTCAGCGACTTACCAACGAACTCACAGAAGTCAGGAACACGCTTGAAACCACCGAGAACATTCTTGGCACGGATTTGACCGTACCCGTTTGGCTGGCACCTGACAAACCTAAAAGTTCGGCGGCGACCATCAAGGTAATTCTTTCAGACACACACTTTGACGAAGTAGTGAACCCTGACGAAGTTGACGGGCTGAACGCTTATGACCGAACCATTGCGGAACAGCGTCTTGAGCGTTGGGCGCAGAACATCATCAAAGTCTCACGACACTACCTGTCGGGGATGAAGTATGACGGGCTGGTTCTTTCGCTTGGTGGCGACATCTTCTCAGGTGACATTCACGAAGAACTGAAAGAAACGAACGCCGACACCATTCTAGGTTCGCTACTTCATTGGTCAGAGCAAATTGCAGCAGCAATCAGTCTGCTTCACGATGAGTTCAAGAACATCCATGTCGTAAGCGTGGTAGGCAATCACGGCAGAACTACAAGAAAGCCAAGAGCGAAACTGCGTGCCAAAACGAACTTTGACTGGCTGCTCGCCAAGATGCTGGAACGGCACTACGCAGGAATAGATTCTGTGTCATTCCAGATTCCAGATGGCGCCGATGCCCTGATAAAGATTTACGAATACGGACACCTTCTTACTCACGGCGACCAAGCCAGCGGTGGTGGTGGAATCGGTGGCGTGTGGCCGCCAATCATGCGTTTGCGTGCGAGGAAAGCACAGCGCTATCTGGCGATGAATGAGAACTTCTCAACGATGTGGTGCGGTCACTGGCATCAACTTGTTCAGACACCTGGATTGATTGTCAACGGAAGTTTGAAGGGCTGGGATGAATACGCCGCAGTGAACAACTTCCCATACGAACAGCCCCAACAGGCTTTCGCAATCGTCACACCCGACAACGGAATAACTATTCAAGCGCCAATCTTCTGTCAGAACAGAAAGAAAGAGAAGTGGTAAACGCTTGACAAACTTCTTGCTGCCATCCATAATGGGGTGAACCGAACGGTTCGTGGTGTTTCCGTATCGGCTACCTCCTTGGGGTGTCTGGTGCGGTGGGCTAATACAGCCGCCGCACCAACATCACTCCTAACTTGCGGTAGCGGCAAGAATCTTGTGAGTGCGGTTGTGTAGGGATAGTTCCGCCAAGTCTTTGCCTTCTCTGGCATCCCATGTCAGTTGATGAATCCAGCATCCGAGCATCATTGAACGAACATGCTTTTCAATCTGGATTGCGGCAATCCTTCCAGCCCTATCTTGGTCGGTTGCGATGACGATGTGATTCGGGGCAAGGTTACGCATTGCGTTTGCCTGTGTGTACGAAATCCTCGCACCAAGTACCGCTACGCCAGCAATCCTGCAATGCCCGTATGATTTCATAAATTCTTGGCTTGGAATCGGTGCGCCGACTACCGTTGTGTTGGTCGTCGCAGAAATCGCATCAACTGAACCTTCGCACACTACGAGTATCGTTCTTGCCTTCTTCGTGTCCTCAAGACGGTGGAATGCTTCAAGTGCTTCACCGACACCGAACAAGTGTTTAGAAATCTTGAAGCCTTTCGGATACCTGTACTTCGGGTAGCCAGCATCAAGTTTCGCTTGGTCGGTCA